CCAGGTTGAAGACGTTAGAAACAATAAGACCAAAGAACTAAGAATAATCGACACATTAGAACCTGTAATGAACTCTCACAGGCTCATAATAGACCGCAAAGTGATAGAAAAAGACTTCCGTTCTAATCCTCAAGAGACACCAGAAAGAAGATTAAAGCTTCAACTTGTCTATCAACTATCACGAATATCTCGTCACAGAGGTTCCCTTGTACATGATGACCTTGTTGACTCCCTAGCAGGTGCAGTTGCCTACTGGACAGATTATATGGCTCAAAATGAAGACCTAAATATCTCTAAAAGAAAAGAAGAACTACTATCAATTCACACAGATAACTGGAACTCCATGTTCAATAACACCATATCTCAAACTGCTATGGGTATGAATCCTCAACAAATTAGAAATAGCAACGTTTCTAGCGAAGGTTTCCTTAAAGATTTCTATTAGGGACCACTATAGGAGAAAGAACAACATCTACTCACTAAGATTACACTAAGAATACACTTAGGATTGCACTAGGGGGGAGAACCCTTAGACTGCTGCTGCAAGATTGACCCCAAAAAAATTAGGAGCAAAAATTTGAAGGGGTAATGCGTATATATGCGTTGCAATTTTACCCATGCCCTATCGCAAAAATTACAAAAAAAAGGATATTATCTAGTAAAAGCATTGATATAACTAGGATCTCATAATATATCTTATATTATTTATGGGGTATTCTTGGTATTTTGTCTTGATTGTGCTTTATAGGTCTTTATCTTTTTTTATTATCGGTGCGGTTATCTTATTGACTTTGTAAACATTATATGTAATGATGTCTAATGATTAGCTTAATGCTGATCAATTAACCACCGAACCTAGAAAATTAAAGATGACTACTTTGAACTTCCGTTCAAACTCAACACTTGTTGAGCTTGCAAAGTTAACTAAAGAGAATAAGGTATTTAATCAACCTTATATAAAAGAGACTACAACTCAAAAAGGTTTCTACTTAGTTAAAGACGAGGGTATTTATTTAATGAATGCTTTTAACACAAGAAGCGGAAACAACAATTGGGTTATCTATGCAAGAGGATACAATCCAAACACTCAAGACCGAGATTTAGTTTGGGAGAAAGCACATTATGTTAGTGCTGACGATTTCGCGGAATTTATACCTTTAAGTTCTAAAGCCATAGATTTTTTAATTGATGGCGGAGATATCAAAGTAAAACTAACAGAGCAAGACATCACAGTAACTTGCACTAAGAAGTAACACTTAATGAATCCTTAGAGCCTTTTTAATTAAAGGTTCTATGGATTTCTTAAATTAGCCAGGATAAATTTTTTCCAGGCAAAGGCCAGGATAAATTTTTTTCTTGGTGAAATCCAAAACAAAACCTACTAACCAAAGGAGAACCAACAAGTGATTAAAACAAAAACTTTCAGAGAGAATCTAGAGACTCTTTATAATTCACTAGAAAGGAAAGAAAGAGAACTTAATAAAGTTACTAAAGTTCCTTACTATTGTCTTAAAGATGATTTAGAGAATAGAGAGGAAATTCAAAGATTTATTGAATTACTACATAATGGCGAACTACCTAATGATTGGCGTTATGACATTATTCATTCTCTATTAGATAGTCTTTTACATAATTATGACGTTAACAATGAAGATGAAGCCTATGAACATATAAACATTATTTCAGATTCATTGGTCAATGTTTATAACTATGGATTAGCTAAATGGTTATGTGAAGACGTTTCAAGGGGTTACTTTGATAGTAGTTCTGAAATAAGTTCTATCTATGAAGTTAACCATTCTGAAAGTATTTACGGAATAATTATGAAACGACAGCTTGAAGAAATTTATACAATGGCTTCAAAAATAGTTGATTATTGTTCTTAGATTCTTTCTTAGAGGGCTTTCATGCCCTCTCTGAAAGGCTCATAAACCTTTCAATTGTAAACCTTATTTTAGAACCACATGGCATCTAAAAAACAAACTTATTCAGAATTTCTAGCAACTTCTGAAACCTTTAACGATTGGCTAAAGCAAGTACCTTTCGGTTTTTGGATACAATCAATAAAAGTAAATGATGACAATTCTGTTACTTTTATATTTAAAAATTCATTGGATACTGAAAGATTTAAGCCTATGAAAGAAGACAAACCCGAAACATTAGAAGGCGAGTTTATTCCAACCTTTCACGATTAATCTTCCCTAGCTAGGCTAAAACTAATCAACTTAATGTAAAAATTAGGTTGATTTTTTTTATATTTTTTTATATTTTTCTATCTAAACTTCCCTAGCTGGCCTTTAAACTTCGGTTGCCAGGTATAAATAAATTTATTTAATTCAAGAATTTTATTGACTTTTTATATATACTTAGGCATACTTATATATAGGTATTTCAAATACCATTAACCAAATTCCAGGAGCCACAAGCCTTGACTATTTACGAATACTTTGATGCCTTAACCAACATAGGGTTAGACATAGGCCACTCAGAAGAATTTGAAGATGCAATTAATGACACACTTGCATTGATACAAGATTCTTCACTAGCTGATATTGAATCAGGAGAAGAAGAATGACTTCTTTAATTGTTTGGATATGCTTAGTTATTCTCTTGTATATCTTTCTTAAAAACTTTATTAACCACGCCTAGTTAACTCTAGGCTCTTTCTTCTTTTTATTTTTTATTATTCCTGGCTGTATTATCCTTGGCCAACTTTTAGATGGACTCTTAAAAACTTTTTTGTAATAGTTTTTATGGGTTCTTCACTGAACCTTTATCCCAGATTATTATTTTTTATGAC